GCACCGGCCGGGGCTTGACCACGGTGGTGATGTTTATCCTGTTGCCGCAGGTTTACTTGAAAAAGCGGCTCGATGTGGACGCGCCCGCGCGGCGCTGGGAGCAAAAACTCCCGCAACTCGTTTTACAAAACTGGCCGGAGCCGAAAAATGCCTAGCATTCGTGAACAAATTCTGGCGGCGTTTTTCGCCGAGCTGAAAACGCTGGAAACCGACAGCATCAAAGTGCTGCGCAACCCCGACAAGGCGCTGAAGATTCCCGATGGCGGCGCGGTGATCACCTTCCGCGATGGCAATTCAGGCGAGCCAGAAGTGCTGTTGTCACCGCTTACTTATATTTACGACCAGAAGACCACGCTGGAAGTAATGATTAACAATGCTTTCGCGGCACGGCAGGAAATTTCCCTCGATGATCTCCTCGGTATTATCGGCAACGTGATCGTGAATGACCGCACGATGGGCGGCCTGGCGGAATGGGTGGAAGCCGCCGCTCCTGATTTTCTGCAGGAGGCAATCGAAGGCGCGCCCGCGATGCGCGCCGCCACCGTCGAGGTGACCTTTCGCTTCAATACCAGCAATCCCCTTAACTAACCCACTCTAACAGGAGAATCCCATGGCTCGATCCTATGGCTCGGCAACGCAGGTGCTTGCCAAAAAAGAAACCGTCTATGGCACGGCGGCAACCGGCAACTATGAAAAATTCAACTTTTTCTCCTCGTCCTTAAGCGCAGAGCAGAATGCGAATGACGATCCGCTACTCGGCCAGGGCCGTGAATCGCGCGCGCCGTTTCCGGACATTATCAACGATGACGGAGATCTTGTGGTGCCGGTGGAGGCGCGCGATATCGGGCGCTGGCTGCAGCTGCTCATGGGCAATGCCACCGTCACCAACTCGGCGGCCACCGGCGATATCACTTTCACTGTCAATCCCAGCGCCGGGCATACCATCACGCTTAACGGCGTGACCTGGACGTTCGTAGCTAGCGGCGCCACCGGCTCACAAACAAATATTGGCGCGAGCCTTACCGCCACCCTTACGCAGCTGGCAAACGATCTAAACGCCTCCGCTAACGCCAGCATTACGCCTGCTACCTATGCGAATGTCGGCGGCACCAAGCTCGGTATCACGCACGATACCGCAAGCCCGGTGGGAAACAGTTATACGCTGGCTTCCGGCAATGCCAATGGGGTGGTGAGCGGCGCTACGCTTTCGGGCGGTGGTTATAATCACACTTTTATCAGCGCCGCCGCCGCGTTGCCTTCCTTCACAACGGAAATCGGTCATGCGAACGTGCCTGCCTATTTCCAGCATACCGGCTGCATGCTCAATAGCATGGCGTTCGATCTGCAGCGCACCGGCGCGCCGAAGGCAACGCTCGGCATCATGGCGCAGGGTGAAACACGCTTTAACGCCACTCAGGGCGGCGTGGCCACCACACGAGTATATAAGCCTTTCACCCAGCTGGGCGGCACCATTAAGCGCAACGGCACGGCGCTGGGCAATGTCACCGGCGTGAAATTCACCTATTCCAACGGCATGGAAAAGGTGCCGAATATCCGTCCAGATTACCTGATCGACGCTATCGATCCCAGCCAGGTTTCCATTACCGGCTCCATCGATGCGCGCTTCGCCGACACGCTGCTGGTGGATGACGCGATCAACCAAACAGCGGTGGAACTGGAATTCGCCTATCGCATGCCTGGCCTCGATGGAAACAACTTCAGCTTGGTATGGACGCTGCACGAGGTGTTCCTGAGCAGACCGAAAATTCCCATCTCCGGGCCGGGTGGCGTGCAAACCACCTTCAACTGGCGCGCCGTTTTGGATGAAGCGCTGGCGAAATCCGCAACTGTTGTCCTCAAAAATGATGTGGCTCTTTATGCTTAAGCTCAATTTACAAAAGCAACCCTACTGGCTGGATTTAGCTCCTGGGGTTCGTATCCATGTGCGCCCGCTCTCCACAGCTATTATGAGCGCCGCGCAGGCGCAGGTGATTAAGAAAATCGTGCTGATGCGCGATATGCGTAAAAGCCTGCTGGCGGAAAACAAGTATGTGGCCGACCTGCCGGATGTCGATGATGAGCAAACGCGCCTTGGACTTTCCGAAGCGATGCTGATTAAAGCGCTGGCGCGCGGTGCTATCTTCGAATGGGAAGGCGTGCTGCAGCCCGACAGTGATGCGCTGGCCGCTATCACCGACCAAACTGTCGATGACTTAATGGACATTTGGTTTATCGCCCAGGAATTCTGGAAGCAATACACCAGCTCCATCGCGCTGTTGGAAGCGGAGGGAAACGGCTCGCGGCCCGTTGCAAATGGCACTTCGGTGGCGGGCCGCAATACTGCCAATCCTGCACGGAAGCGCAGCTCCCCTGCAGCAAAGGGGAAGCAAGCCCCTTAAACGGCGAATACTGCCCTTATATCGCCAATGAAGCCCTCTCGGTGGAGGGCTTTGAAATATGGGATGTGATTCAGCGCGGCTATGGGCAACTCCGCCTGAATGCTGCCGGCCGCATCCTTGGATTTGACCTTCCCTCTCTCGTCACCATCAGCACGGCGCTTGGGTATGACACCCAAGCGTTGCTGCTACTGTTTCATTACGCCGAGAGCGGGCTGAAAGAAGCGGAAAAAGCGCATGGCAACGTCAGTCACGAGGAATGTATCAGTCCGGCTGGTGGTGGTTGATGGCGATAAAGCCATTCGAACCATCAGCAATTTCGGCGATATAAGCGAACGCGCGATTAGGAAAATCGTGGATGCTACTGCGCCCGCTTCCAAAGGGTTGATGGCGATAAGCGTTGTCAGCGAGCAAGTGCGTTATGGGCTGGATAACTTGGCTGGTGGCGCGGGCACGCTGGGCACCAGCCTTATGCGGCTTGGGCCGTGGGGATTGGCAGCAGCGGCAGCGATCGGCGCGGTGGCGCTGGCTACTTCCAAGGGCATCGCTGAATTTAAGGAAGCGGAACAGGCGCTCAACGGCTTAAACGCTGCTCTAAAGGCAACCGACTCTGCCTCCGGCGTGACGGCGCGGGAAATCACCGCGCTCGGTGAAGCGGTAGAAGCCAACACGCTTTTTAAGAAGGAGGAAATTCAAAAGGCAGCGGCATCGCTGACCTCGTTTCAAAATGTCGCCGGACAAACCTTCACGCGCGCGCTGGCGCTTTCGGCTGATCTTGCCACCCGGCTGGGCACCGATTTACCCTCCGCCGCAGATCTGCTCGGCAAGGCGCTGGAGAATCCGGAAGAAGGCTTAGGCAGGCTGGCGCGGAAATTCAGCGACCTTTCCCCCGCGCAAAAGGAAACCATCAGCAACTTCGTGAAGCAAGGCGAAGTGGCTGCGGCGCAGGCCGTTATTCTTGAGCATTTGGAAGGTAAAACCAAAGGCCTCGCAGAATCGCAGGCAAAAGGATTAACCGGCGCCGCCGATTTGCTGGGTGATGCCTGGGATGATTTAATGGAAACATTCGGCCGCACGGTGGCCGAATCGGGCAATGCGCAGGCAAGCCTGCTCGGTTTAACGCAGGTGGTGCGCTCGCTGCAGCAAGCGATCGACAATAGCCCACAAAAGCGCAAGTCGGAGCTGGAAAAGGAAATCGCCGGGCTGGAGGGCAGCTTCGGCATTAAGGTTGACCGCCTCATTTTAGGAAGCGCGCCCGGCCTCGATGCGAAAAAGGAAGAGCTGCGCCGGATTAACGAGCGGCTGGCCGCCGAGCAGCTGGATGCGGAAAATGAAAAGCGCCGCGCGCTGGCGGAAGCCGACAAGGCCGCCGCCCGGCAGCGAAACGATGCGCTCCTTGTAATTGAGAAAGATTTCCAAAAGAAATTTAGGGAAGCCACTCAAACCGAGCGCGATAAAATCGTCGCGGAATCGGAAGAAGCCCGGCAACGCATCCAAGCCAATTTTAAGGATAACCGGAATTCCGACTCCGCGCGCAGCGCACTGGAAGCGGTAAACGCCAATGAGCGCGCCCGGCTGGCCAAGCTTGATGAGGAAGCGGCAAAGCCCGCGTTGGCACTGGCCGAGGCGAATAATAAGATCGTGGAGAGCCTGCAAAAGCGCGTGGCGCTGGAAGGTCTGGGCGATCCGCGCTCCCGCTTTATTCAAGCGGAAGTCGACAAGCTCAATGCCAGCGCCACCGATGCCTACCGCCAGAAAGTGTCGGAGCTGGCCGGTGCGCTCTATGACCGGGAGCAAGCCACCAAGGCCGCCAAAGAAGCCGATGAAGCGCATAAAAAGGCGGTGCAGGATATCAACCGCGAGCTGATCCGGCTGAAGCCATCCTACGACAGCGCCAAGCAGGCGCTTAATGAATGGATGCAGAAAATGGTGGCCGATCTCGGCACCGCCACCGAGGAAAGCCAGAAATACCTGGCTGTGCTGCAGCAGATTTACGATCTGAAGCTCAAAGAAATTTACGACAAGTCGCTGGAAAACAGCCGCAAGTGGGAAGATGGCGTTACGCGCGGCCTAAGCAAGTATGCCGACGAAGCCACCAATGCGGCGAAGAATGCGGAGGAGCTGTTCGGAAGCGCCGCCCGCAAGGTGGAAGATACGCTGGTCGACATGGTTTCCACCGGCGAGTTTTCCTTCAAGAAACTCGGCGACCTGGTGTTATCGATTGAGCAGGACATCCTGCGCATTTTCATTCGCCAGAATATTACCGGCCCGATCGCTGGCGGCTTAAGCAAGGCGCTGGGCGGTGGTGGCAGCAGCGGCGACCAGGGTATTTTCGGCAGCTTCTTTGACGATATTTTCAGCTCTATTTTCCATAGCGGCGGCATCGTCGGCGAGAGCAATGCCGCGCGGCGCTCAGTGCCTGCCTATGCTTTTGTGGGCGCGCCGCGCATGCATAACGGCCTTATGCCGGATGAGTTTCCCGCCATCCTGCAAAAAGGCGAAACCGTCATTCCGAAAAACCAAAAAATGATGGGTGGCATGAACGTCACCTTCAACATCAGTACGCCGAACCCGCAAGCCTTCATGGATTCGCGCGGGCAGATGCTCTCGAAATTCGCTGGAGAAATGCAGCGCATGCGCACGAGGAACGGATAATGCCAGCTTTTCATGAAGTGCAGTTTCCGCCGAAGATTGCCTATGGCGCGACCGGCGGGCCGGAATTCAGCACCGCCATCACAAAAACCCAGGGCGGCTTTGAGCAGCGCAATATCAACTGGCAAAAACCGCTGGGGAGCTGGGATATTTCCACCGGCATCAAAAGTAAGGCGGATATGGATGCGATTAAAGCGTTCTTCATTAATCGCTTTGGTCGCGCCTATGGTTTTCGCTTTAAGGACTGGCTGGATTATCAGGGTGTCGGGCAAAATATCGGCACCGGCAACGGTACGAAAACACAGTTCCAGCTGACGAAAACCTACACCAACGGCAGCTTCAACCATGTGCGCGATATTAAAAAGCCGGTCGCGGCCACGGTAAAAATCTATCTTAACGGCGTGCTGCAGGCCTCCGGCTATACGCTAGATGCCACCACCGGCATGGTAACCTTTTCCAGCGCGCCCGGTGGTGGCGTGGTGGTAAGCGCCGACTTCGAATTCGACGTGCCGGTGCGTTTCGATATTGACAAGATCGGCGCGCGCATCGATGGGCCAGGCCAATATGTATGGGATGCCATTCCCATCGTGGAGCTGCGCGCATGAGATCGGCATCATCACAATTAACTGCGCATCTTGCGGGCGAAGTTACCTCGCTGGCAGTATGCTGGCAGCTTTCGCTGGTGGACGGCACGGTGATGGGTTTCACCGATCATGTCGCAGATCTCATTATTGGCGGCGTTACTTACCAAGCGGCCACCGGGTTCAGCCCCACCGCCATAGAAAGCAAGGATCGCTTCTCCGTCGATAACCTCGATGTCGCTGGTGTGCTGGATAGCACCGCCATTACCGAAGCCGATATCATGGCAGGAAAATATGACTTCGCCGAAATTCTGATTTTCGAGGTGAATGTCACCGATCTTTCGCAAGGCGCTTATACGCCGCGGCGCGGCTGGCTGGGTGAAGTCAGCATTAAGAGCAGCCAGTTTATCGCCGAGGTGCGCGGCCTTTCGCAGAAACTCAGCCAGAATATCGTGGAGCTATACAGCCCCACTTGCCGGGCGATATTCGGCGATACGCGCTGCAAGGCAAACAAAGCAACTTATACATTTACCGGCACCATCAACACCGTCACCAGCCGCCAGGTATTCATAAGCAACGGCATGACCCAAGCGGCAGGATATTTCTCCAGCGGCGAAGTGGAATGGCTGACCGGCGCCAATGCCGGGCGACGCATGGAAATCAAGGAATTCGCCAACA